CCACGCGCCTCGCGCGCAGACACCCTTCGCCAACCTGGGGGTATCTTGACTTTCCCTTCTAACTTCGTCGGTGGCTGAGGGAGCGCAAGCTCCCTCCCGAACCGGTCAGCCGGTACTGAATTCAGATACCAAAGTTCCCGGTACCAAAGACCGGAAGACTTCAGTGCCTTGTCTGTCGCCAAGATACCAAGCCCCCGAACCACGCTCCTTCCAGATTTCCTAATCAATCCACCACGCACCCTCAGCCACAAAGCACTCAACGACTCCCTGACCTCGCCCTTAAACCCTCTCAAGAACGCCGAATGAGCGCCCCGAAGGGAATTAGGGAAGGTACACTTTGACGACGACAGCGACGAGAAGCGAACGACAGGAACCAGTCGCACGTACTTCTCAGTCGCCCGAAAGAAAGTGGAATTAAGGGAGAAGTAAGTAGAACTCACGGACGTCTTCCCAGCGGACAGACGAAGGCCAACGCTGGCAACAAAGCCAGCCCAACGCTCGTACTGTTCGCGCTTCGCCCTAAAGACAATGTCATCCCCATTAATCCTAACGGGGGTAGTTGCCGGAAAAACCCAGCGGAAAGCCAGGTAATTCTGCATACAAAGTAGGGGAAAGCAAAGGAGAGAGCCCATGAGTTGCCTCGTGGCCTGGGAGGTCACCCCGTCAGGATAAACGATATCCGGCCTAAGAAACTTCTTGGCTACCTCCCAGACAGTCTTCGGAACAAACCGAGAACTCTCAGAGGCAACCTGAAGGATGACCTCTGCCACGGTCACAGGCAGATGGTCAGTAGCGGATTCGTAATCCCCGGAGACAAAAACCTCCCCAGGAACACGGTGGAATGTCGAGAAAGACTTGGCCTTGGCGTCGCCACGAAGACACCAATCTTGCTCGGAAATCTGGTCGTAAAGCACTTTATGAAGAGGCTTCAAGATCTGCGCAGTTGATGACATGACCGTCACCGCCCGCTCTTTGCCGTCACAAGGAGCAACGGAAAAGCGAACGGACGTATCAACATCACTAGGGTCAAGATCACCCATGCAGCGAGCT